AGGAGATAGATTACTGCCAGGCGCGACCAGTGCTAGTTGCGGGTGAGTGGGTCATGATCAGGAATCCGACGAAGGTCATGACTAAGGTTGGTATGACACATAAGAGGCAAGGTGTCTCCAACTACCTCAAGCGAGTGTACACAACCTGTTTGGGTGAGCTGGCACTTGCACGAGGCACCCCTGTGATACAGCCATACCTGGAAAGGCTTCTTTTTCTCACCCACAGTCAGATGAACAGGAGATCCGCGAGAAGACCAATTTTGGGTCAGGCCATCTCAGATAGCTATCGATTGTCCGGTTGGTTGCCGTCTGATTGGAAGAGTGGACGCACGATCCCGATCAGTAGCGAGACCCGCAAGAGCTTTGCTAATGCCTTTGGCATTTCAGTCACAGAACAGATTCGGTTGGAAGGCGAGATCAGCCGCTGGACAGCTGATTTCGTAAATCCCGGCAAGGGTTGGCCCATTATGCACCCTTGGCTTTGGTCCGGGCCAGAAAAAGAACGATGGTAGAGTGGGGTCTGTCACCTTGAATCGCCCAAAACGCTAAGCGTGCTAAACAAAATGCCAAGAGACTGCACGGGTGAGCCCGACGGGGTGGTGACCGATGAACAGTCCGCGAGTTGGCGCGCATCCCATACACCATCACAATGACAAAACAAAAGAAAATTAAGGCCACGCAGCGGGCCAAGAAACAAGTAAACAAGCAAGCGGCCCAGCGAAGGGTCATGGCACCAGCAGCCAACGGTTGCGTCTTATCGCCGTCTAAGTTTTCGATGCAGACAGTCTCTGAAGGAGTGGTTAGGTTCCGGGGTCACGAGCTTTTAGGAGCTCTGGGCACTGTCGCCTTCTCCACGATCGCAGGAGTGTTTGACCTCAATCCGGCGTGTTGGCGCAATTCCAGGCTGTCGCGCATCGCAGCAACATATGAGAAGTACCGATATGATTCGTTCACCATCAGGTATCACCCAACTGTGCCCACCACGGCTCCAAACGCCATTGCCACGTACGTCGAACTGGAAGTGGAAGAGGACGTCGCGACCAATGTCACGGCGGCTCTCAACCACCAGTACGCAGCAATGGGGCCCGCGTGGGCCAGCCACGAGGTGCATTACCGGCGCCCTCCTC